CTGATAATATTATGGCTTCTGGTGAAGTTTATCAAATACAAGACGGCAGAAGCTCAGACAAAATACAGTATGTTGTTATTTCACAGACAAATGGATTTACTGGAGGTACTGTAACTGTAACGGATGGCTTAGGTAAATCATTAAGTAGGGTTATTACGTTAGAAGAGATAGCCTGCACTAAGTATACTCCTTTTAGAGTTATATTTTATAATAGGTTTGGAGCATTACAAGACATTATATTTAGTAAAAAATCTGTAAGACAGCTACAAACTAAATTTGATAAGTTCAAAAGAAGTACAATAAACTTTAACCAAGCTTCTTTTGCTTATGATAAATACAAAGCACAAAAACAAAGAATAGATATTCAAGGTGAAGAATCAATTACATTAAATACAGATTTCTTGAAAGAAGAAATATCTGATCCAATACAAGAGCTTTTAATGAGTCAGCAAATTTGGATAGACGAAAATATTGCAAATACACAAACATCTGTAAGTCCTGTTATAATTAAAACTTCTGATGTTGAATTTAAAACAAGCGTAAATAATAAACTTGTAAACTACACAATAGATTTTGAGTTTGCAAATGATAAAATACAAGATATTAGATAATGTATACAATTCAGTTATTTATAAAAGATAATGACGGATCTGATGTTAGAGTAGATTTATTTAAGGATGAGTCTGTAACTATAACACAAACTATACAAAACATAAGAGATATAGGTGCAATATTTACAGATTTTACTAGAACATTTAATATACCTGCTTCACCAAATACAAATAGATTGTTTAAGCATTATTATAATTCTGATATTGTAAGTTCAACCAATAATTTAATTTCTGATTTTGACGCAAGAAGCAGAAAAGATGCAAGAATAGAATTGAATCATACACCATTCAAAAAAGGTCAAATAAGGTTAGATGGTGTTCTTATGAAGGATAATAAACCTAATTCGTATAAAATCACTTTTTTTGGCGATACAGTAAAACTATCAACTGTTCTAAGAGACCTAAAACTAGACGCATTAGATTTAAGTGCTTTTGATACAACATATACAGAAACTAATATAAAAAATAAACTACAGTCTGCTATAGGAGATTTAACAGTTCCTATAATAACACATACAAAAAGACTTGTTTATAATTCTGTAGACAATGGCACAAACTCTATATACACTGGTATCATAGAAAATATAGCTGTTCAATCACCTACAAAAGCAGACGACAATAGAGCATTGTCTCTTAAAGGATTAAAATACGCATTAAGAGTACATAAAATTATAGAAGCAATAGAAGCTAGATTTTCTGAAATAAAGTTTTCTACAGACTTTTTCAACACTACTAACCAACCATATCATAATTTATTTATGTGGTTACATAGAAAAGAGGGTGATGTTGGTACAGATGCACAAGTCACAGAACCATTTGTTCAGTCGTTAAACACTTTTGCAACAGGTACTTTTGTTCCTGCTAATAACCCTAGTCAAATAAGTAGTAGTATTGTTTCTGACGGCACAACACTTACTGTGTCAGGAACCGATAACATATTGTTTACAATAGCTGTTACACCAAGCGACAACAGTATAAACTATAGTTTATCTGTATCTATTGATGGCGAACAAAAATTCAATACACAAGGAACTGGCGTTCTTACTATAGATATGACGAGTCTTGGTGTGAATCCTATACAAACAGGTGATTATACATTTTCAATATCATCTACTTCTTCTGCTTCTGTAACTTTTACATATTCAGTAACAATGACCACTCAGGGAGTAAGTGATCCTCAAATAGTTGACGAACAAACATATTCTGTTAGTTCATCAAGTGCTATTGCTTTTACACAAGCACAAGCATTTATAATTAGCAAAGAAATACCTGATATAAAAATTATTGATTTTTTAACTGGTATATTTAAAATGTTTAATTTAACAGCATTTGTAGAAGACGATGGAACTATCAAAGTTCAGACCCTTGACTCTTTTTATGCTAGTGGTGTCAGCAGAAATATAACTGATTTTGTAGACATTAATCAATCCGAAATAAACAACTCATTACCTTTCAAAGAAATAGATTTTAGGTACTTAGGCTTGCAATCGTTTTTTGCTGATACGCACGAAAAAATATTCAATTTAGAGTGGGGTACAGAAACAATTAATTTTAGCGATGTAACACAGGATGGCAGCGTGTACAAAATTGAGTTACCGTTTGAGCACCATAAGTTTCAAAGATTGCTTGATCTTAACGACACAAGCGGAGATACATCTACCGATATACAGTTTGGTTGGTCTGTAAATATAGATCAAAGTCCTTTTGTGGGTAAACCTCTTTTGTTTTATCCTGTCCGAGTTACTAGTGGCACAGCTATACAGCTTAAAAATTTTAGCGGTGGTGCAGACATAGCTATATCAACATATATAGTTCCGTCTAACACGCTGACTCTCGCAACAAACAGTCAATCAATACATTTCTCCACTGAACTCAGTGAGTACACAAACGAAACTGTATTAAAGAATTTATTTAGTGAATATTACAAAACATATATAAGCGATGTATTTGACTCGAAAAATAGACTTACTAGAGTCACGGCTTATCTTCCAGCTAAAATATTATTGGATTTATCTCTAGCTGATAGGCTTGAGATAAATCAAAAGAGTTATAAAATTAACTCAATAACTACCGATATGGAAAACGGTAAAAGTGAACTAGAACTAATAAACGATTTCAATGCTTAAAAATATATTAGACTTATTAAAATTAGATGATTATTATGGTGTATCACCTTTAATTGACATAGCAAAAGGTAAATATGAAGCACCTAGTAATTTAAAAGAAGTAGTAAACAAATACAAAAGATTTAAAAAATGAACGAAGAACAATTTATACTGAAGATTGTAGTTGATGATGGTCAATTTCTAGTCAAACTACCTAACGCAGAAAAAAAGGTAAAAGATTTAGGGCAAGCTATGAAGTTTGCAGAAAAAAACTCTAAGCAATTTAGCAAATCTTTAAAAGAAACTAAACACGTAAACGATGATATGATTTCGTCTGCTGGTCTTGCAGGTGCAACTCTTACTGAATTTGGTAGAACTGTTTCTGATTTACCTTTTGGTATAACAGCGATAACAAACAACTTATCACAATTAGGTACGTTATTTACTACTTTGGTAGCAAAAACAGGCGGCACAACAAATGCTTTCAAGTTGTTAGGACAGCAATTAGCAAAAGGACCTTTAGCTATAATTCTAGTATTTCAAGTATTGATTGCTTTGTTACAGCAATTCCAAAAAGGTATTGTAGATTTTATAATGGGAGTAGAAGAAGCAAATGCGGCAACAAAAAAGTTGCGTTCAAACTTTTTTGATCTTAACGAAGAAATAAAAGAAAACAACAAAGAGCTTAAGAAGCAAGATAAGCAAGTGTTAAAGGCAATAAAGTCAGTAGAAAGATACACTGAGAGATTAATTAGAAATAAAAACTCACAAAAAAATGTAAACCAAACAGAGGAGGAGTTCAGAAAAGCAAATAAGTCTACAATATTTGTACTTGAAAAAAGAGTCAAAGCACTTGAGGAGTTAGGGATACAGGTAGATAAAACAAGATTGCTTGAAGAGGGTTATGTGGACTCTTTGCGTGAAGGAGAGGGGACTATTGCTAATATTTCAGACAAACTGAATCAAAGAAGAATAGACTTAGAGAAAGAAAGACTTTCTGGAAGAAAAACAGAAGTTGAACTATTACAAGCTGAAATTTCATTATTTATTGACACACAAGAAGCTTTAAATGTAAAAGCTGAACAATATTTAAAATCTGAAGAATATCAAATGCTACAAGCAAAACTAGCCAAAGCACAAAACGATGCTTTTTTAGAAGCAAGGTTAAAATTATTTGAACAGGAAGTAGAAAGAGAATTACAATACAGAAAAGATATATCCGAAGCTGCAACAGCTATATTTGAAAAAGAAGAAGATTTTGTTGAGCCTATAAGTGTTGATGACGATTTTCCAATTCTTGAGCCTGCCCTTGAAGCATTACTTGATTTTAACAGGTTCAGGGAACAGTTTGTTGAAAGAAGTGAAACAGAAATTCTTAGGATTATGGAAGCCGCAGCCATATCTAGACTTAGTAAACTTGCAAAAGAAAGCGATGGTTTAATAGACTTTGAAAAAGAAAAAACTAAGATAGTAGAGTTTTTTTCTAATAAAAGAAAAGAGTTATTAGAGGAGGAAATAAGGCTATTGGAGGAAGAAATACTAGAATTACTTAACAGAAATTTTGATCAAATACAAAATATGATTGCACAGGTATCGGGTGCACTTAATTCTTTGACGGACGCTGAACTCAGTAGGGAAGAAAGAAAAACTGTAATGTTAAACAACCAGCTCACGGAAAGATTAAGAAATGAAAAATTATCAGCAGATCAAAAAGAAGCAATTAACAAACAAATTGAAAACAATGAAATAGCTTTACAGAAAAAAAGAGATAAGATAGCAGAGAAAAACTTTAAATTGCAAAAAGCCGCTATGATAGCCAATGCTCTTGTTGAAACTTTCAGAACTGGTATTCTGGCATACGGTTCACAATTAATTATAGGTGATCCAACTTCTCCGATTAGAGCTCAGATAGCACAAGGTATAGCTCTTGCAACAGGTCTTGCACAAGTTGCCGCTATAGCAAGAACTAAATTTGTACCAACTGCTATATCAGCACCTTCTGTTGGTTCTAGCTCTGGTGGTGCTACAGGGGGGCAAACAGGAACAACAGACCCTGCATTCAACATAGTAGGTACAGGTCAACAGTTTCAGTTAGCACAAGTTATTGCACAAAGAACAGGTGAACCTATTAGAGCTTTTGTTGTAAGTGGTGATGTTAGAACAGGACTTGCTTTAGATAGAAATATTATAAATAGTTCTAAAATTAATTAAAACAAAATAACATAAAAAAGATTTACTTATTATGGATAGTTTCAAAATTATAGAACTCGTTTTAGACGAAGATAGCGAGATCACAGGAATACAAGCAATATCTATAGTAGACGACCCTGCTATAGAAGAAGAATTTATTGCTTTACAATCACAAGAGGTCAAATTAGCTGAAGTAGATAAAGAAAAGAAAATTATTATGGGTCCAGCACTAATTCCTGATAAAAAAATATACAGGAAGTTTGAAGACCAAGAATATTTTATTTATTTCAGTGAAGATACTGTAAAAAGAGCTTCAGAGCTCTTTTTAACAAAAGGTAATCAAAATAACAGCAGTTTAGAGCACAAAATAGATCTAAACGGTTTATCTGTGGTTGAGTCTTGGATTATTGAAGACGAAAAACAAGACAAATCAAGAAAATATGGTTTTAATTTACCTGTAGGTACTTGGATGGTTTCTATGAAGGTAAATAATGATGAAATTTGGCAAAATTATGTAAAAACAGGTAAAGTAAAAGGTTTTTCTATTGAAGGGCACTTTGTAGATGCGTTAAAATTACAAGAAGAGGAAGAAGAAGCACTTTCTATGATTGAAGAGCTTACAGATGCTTTAACTGTCAAGTTAAAAACATATAATGATTATGGTTCTGGTGTCAGAAACAATGCAAAAAGGGGTATCGAACTCAATAAGAAGGTTAAAAACAAATGTGCAACAAGCGTGGGCAAAGTAAGAGCTCAGCAACTCAGTAGGGGTGCCAAGCTTTCAGTCTCAACAATTAAAAGAATGTATTCTTATTTAAGTAGAGCAGAAACTTATTATGATGCAGGCGACACAAAGGCTTGCGGAACTATTTCTTATTTATTATGGGGTGGAAAAGCTGGTTTGAACTGGTCAAGAGGTAAACTAAGAGAGCTAGGCGAGTTAAATCTAAAATCAATGCCGATTGATGATGATTTTGCTATTATAGATGATAGATTAGCTTACTCTACAAAAGAAAAGGCAGAAGAGATGGCTAAGAATATAGGCTGTAAAGGTTTTCACGTACACGAGTTTGAAGGTAAGACTTGGTATATGCCTTGCGAGAAACATATGTTAGCTGAAGTTGGGCCTAGAGGTGGGGTTAGAAGAAGCCCAAAAGCACCAGCATCAGGAACACCCAATAAAAATCCAAAAGGAAAAGGAAGTGCTAAAGGATCAGCAAAAGGTAAAACTGGTGCAAAGGTATCTGCAAAAGATAGAGCATCTTTACAGAAAAAAGCTGATGATTTTAACAAAAGATATAAACAAAAATTAGGATATGGTATCACAGTTGGTATGTTAGCTTCTGTATTCCAAAGAGGTCTTGGTGCTTTTAACACAAGCCATTCTCCAAGAGTAAAATCACCCTCACAGTGGGCACACGCGAGAGTGAACGCTTTTATGTACTTGGTAAGAAACGGTAGACCACAAAATCCTAAATATACAACTGACTATGATTTACTACCATCTAAACATCCAAAAAGCAGATGATAAAAAAACCATTTAAGACACCAAGTAGAACAAGCCCAAAGTCTTCACGCAGGGCTTGTTTATGTGATGACGGTAAAACATATTCAACAAAATGTTGTAAGGGTAATTTAATTAATCAAGGTATTGGTAAAATTTAAAAATACAACAAGGTAAATAAATAATGATAAACCTAATATATATATAGTTATGAAAGCAAGTGAAATAGTAGACAAATTCAAAAATGTCCTTCTAAATACAGAAGTTGAGTCAGATGATGAAATCAAAGACTCTACAGATGTAGAAGTAAATGAAGAAATTGCTCTTAGCGAGCAAAAAGAAAACTCAGAAGTTCAAGAGAAAGTTGAGCTAGAAGAGGAAGTAGAAGCTGGATACGGTATGGATGATAAGAAGAAAAATAAAAGAATGGAAGATGAAGCTGGTGATGATATGATGGCTAAGTATGCCACCAAAGAAGATCTAGCAAAAGCTATGGCAGAAGTCAAAGCAATGATTTCTAAATTATCAAGCGAAGAAGCTCAAGATGTTCCTAAAGAATTATCTTCTGAAGAAAATAAAGAAGAGGTTTCTGAAGAAAAGCAAGAGCTTTCAGCACAAGAACCAGTCGTAGAGCCTTTAGCTCACGATCCAGAAGTACAAGTAGGTACAAAAAGAAAAGTCCTATTTGGACAAAATAGAAAATTATCTACTCTTGATAGAGTAATGGAAACAATAGTAAATAAAAATAAATAATTATGGCAGTTTTAACACACGTAAATAATGATGTTGTAAGAATTAAAAATGATGTTGATTCAGTATCAGCAGCAGTTACGCTTACAGCAGCAGATAGTGGTAAATGGTACGAGCTTGCAGCGAGTGCAGGAGTAGTAGTTACTTTACCAGCAGTAGAATCTGGACTAAATTTTAGATTTGTTGTAGCAAATGCTTTTGATACATCAAACTATGTAATTGATAGTGCAGAGGGAGATAATATAGATGGTATATTAGTAGTAAATGGAGCAAGTGTAGCAGCTTCTGGAGAAGATCAAATTAACTTTGTTGCATCAGCAGAATCTGTTGGTGACTTTGTTGATATGTGGTCAGACGGTAACAAATGGTATGTTTGGGGTATCGGAAACTCAGCAGGTTCTATTACAGCTACTGATCCAAGTTAATAATTAAAATATAAAAATAGAAAAGATATGGCGACTACAACTTCGATAACAACTACTTACGCAGGCGAATTTGCTGGTGAGTATATAGCAGCAGCTTTACTAAGTGGTGAAACGTTATCAAACGGAGGGGTTACAATTAAACCCAATATTAAATTTAAAGAAGTAATTAAAAAGCTGTCAATGAATGACATTTTAAAAGATGCGTCTTGTGACTTTGATCCTACTTCTAATGTAACATTAACAGAAAGAATTTTACAACCAGAGGAATTTCAAGTAAACCTACAGTTATGTAAAAAAGATTTCAGACAAGACTGGGATGCACAATCTATGGGCTTTAGCCAATACGATAATCTACCTGGTAAATTTTCTGATTTCTTAATTGCACAGGTTGCAGCTAAAGTAGCTCAAAAAGTTGAGCAAAACATTTGGCAAGGAGCAACTGCTAACGCAGGTGAATTTAACGGTTTCCAAGCATTACTAGCAGCAGACGGTGACGTTGTTGACCAAGCGGCAGTAGGTGGTGGACTATCAGCAGCTAACATTATTGCTGAGTTAGGTAAAGTAGTAGATAAAATTCCATCTGGAGTTTACGGTAAAGAGGATTTAAGAATCTATATTCCAACAAGTGCAGCTAAGTTTTATATTCAAGCACAAGCAGCTTTAGGTTATAGAGAGTTATTTCACGTTGGACAAACTGAAATGAACTTTCAAGGCATTCCATTATTTACAGCTCCTGGATTAGGAGATGACAAAATGGTTGCTGCACAATCTTCAAACCTATTCTTTGGAACTGGTTTATTAAATGACTGGCAAGAAGTTAAGCTAATTGATATGGCTGACATTGACGGAAGTCAAAACGTTAGAGTGGTATTAAGAGGTAGTGCTGGCGTACAACACGGAATCGGATCTGATATCGTATTATACGCTTAATAATGTTTAATCAAGGGGGCGTGTGAGCCCCCTTATAAAAATAATAAATATGAGTTGTGATTTAACAAAAGGAAGACAAAGACCTTGTAAAGACTCTGTAGGTGGATTGAAGGCAGTATACTTTATTGATTATGGTATGACTGGCGTGGTTATGAATACCACTTCAGGTACTGAAGACAATGTTGCTGCAATTTCAGGCAGTAACACAGCTTACAGATATGATCTTAAAGGCAACTCCAATTTAGAGCAAACCGTTACTTCTTCAACAGACACAGGAGGTACGTTCTTTGAGCAAACTCTAACTTTGGTTTTACCAAAACTAACACCAAAAGATCACAAAGAATTAAAATTAATCTCATTTGCTAGACCACACATAATTATCAAAGACAACAATGATAATTACTTTATGGCAGGTTTAGAGCACGGAATGGATGTAACTGGAGGAACTATTTCTTCAGGTGCAGGTATGGGAGATTTAAGTGGGTACACATTGACTTTTACAGGTCAAGAAAGAGCTCCTGCTAATTTTTGTGATATTTCGGCAGAAACAGACACGCAGTTATCATTTAGCAATAATGGTGGCTCTGCGTCAAACGTATCTGTTGTACCAGGTGCAGTAGGTGATGTAGATGTAGATGATGACCAATCTGGTATACCAGGCGGAGGTAATTAGTGATTTTTCATAAGTTTTGTAAGAAAGCCCTGTTACGCAGGGCTTTTTTTATAAACACATTTGTTGTAATTTGATTATCTTAATATGATAGTATTACAACCTGTAACAAGTTCTCAAACAATTAGAATTGTACCAAGATCTTACAAAGCTGACAGCAATGTTAGTTTAGTAATAACAGAAGACGGCACAAGAAAAACAGAGACATTAACAAACTTAACCTCAACATACAACGGTAACTTTATTAATATACCTTGTACTTTTTCAATACTATCAGAGGGTAAAATATATTTGTTAGAGCTTACAAGATCAAACAACCTATTATTTAGGACTAAGGCATATTGCACAGCACAAACAAACAGGTCTATACCACACACAATAAACACTGGTAAATATACAGAGCACAGTGCAGAAGCTGCGGGTCAAAAATATATAACAATATAATATGGCAAGAAAAAAAACATATAACAACAATATTCGAGTAGTTAATCTTCAAGGCTACACAATACCAGAAGTCAAAGAAGATTATAAAAATGATTGGATAGACTATGGAGAAAACAACGACTACTTTAACAACTTAATACAATTATATCTAAGCAGCCCAACCAACTCTTGTTGTGTAAACGGTATTGTAGATATGATATATGGAAAAGGTATTGACGCTACAGACAGTGACGAAAAACCTGAGATGTATGCACAAATGAAACAGCTATTGAAAGCGGACCAAGTTAGAAAAATTGTAAATGATTTTAAGTTGTTAGGACAAGCATCAATACAAGTTGTTTATAATAGATCAAAAACTAAGATAACGAACCTAGTACATTTCCCTATGGAAACTTTGAGGGCAGAGAAAACTAAAGAAGGTAAAATAAAAGCATATTATTATCACCCAAAGTGGTCTGAAATAAAGCCCTCTGATAAACCTAAAAGGATACCTTCATACGGTTTTGGTGCTAAAACTGATTTAAGAGAAATATATGTAGTAAGACCATATAGACCTGGTTTTTATTACTATGCACCTGTAGATTATCACGGTTGTTTACAGTATTGCTCGCTTGAAGAAGAGGTAAGCAATTACCACATAAACAACATAAAAAATGGTTTACAACCATCTTTGTTAATCAACTTTAATAACGGTGTTCCTGATGAAGAAGCACAGCAATTAATAGAAAGAAAAATCCAAGATAAGTTTGGAGGAACGTCAAATTCTGGCAAGTTCATTCTTGCCTTTAACGATGACCCTGATCGTAAAGCTGATATAGAGCCTATACATTTACCTGATGCTCACGCACAGTACCAGTTTTTAGCAGACGAAGCAAGGGAAAAAATAATGTTAGGTCACAGAATTGTTTCTCCAATATTACTTGGGATAAAAGACAATACAGGTTTTGGTAATAACGCAGAAGAGCTTAGAACAGCTTCAATTCTTATGGACAATATAGTTATCCGACCGTTCCAACAAACGCTCTTAGAAGCGTTTAAAAGCATCTTAGAATTTAACAACATTGATCTAAACTTATACTTTGTAACGCTACAACCAATAGAGTTTACAGAATTAGACAATATACAGACCAAGATTAAAAGAGAAGAAGAAACTGGTGAGAAGCTATCAGCAATAGAAAAAATTAAAAACATATTTAAAAACAAAGAAGATGAAGGCACTGTTCGTAACGACAAATGATCTAAGGCGTAAATCCATTATCGGTGGAGCAGTTGATGCCGATAAGTTTATACAGTTTATTGAAGTAGCACAAGATATACATATACAAAATTATTTAGGAACTAAGCTATATAACAAAATAGAAACTTTAATTACTGGAGGTACTATTAATGATAACGCAAACTCAGATTATAAAAATTTGTTAAACACATATTTAACACCTATGTTAATATGGTTTGCACAAAGTGATTATTATATGTTTGCTTCTTATCAAGTATCTAATGGTGGTGTATTTAGACATCGAAGCGAGTCTTCAGAGACTCCTTCGATGCAAGAAATAAAATCACTTGTAGACAGTTCACGTGATAAAGCAGAGTTTTATACAAGAAGGTTTTTAGATTATATAAATCAAAACAGTACTTTGTTTCCTGAATATACTGAGTCAAATGATGACGGTATGTATCCTGATAAAAATGAAAATTTCAATAGCTGGGTTCTATGAAAAAAATAACATATAAGCCTAAAGAAAAAAATATCGTCAAACTTAAAACGTTTATTGAAAAGGTTCTGCCAAAACAAAACGTAAATAAAAAAATATAAATATGGGTAATACTTTAACAGGAACTTTTATAAGCCAAACATTTGACGCTTTACTAAAAGTAACAGACAACGATAACCTAACGTCAACACCAAAAAGAATTACAGACGGTCTTGGTAACGATACTCCTTTGTTTATATCAACATCTGCAATAGGTATTGGTGTATCGCCAACCACTGCTTTTCAAGTTTCTGGTAATTCACAGTTAGGTGGTAATTTAACTGTTACTGGTAATTTAGTTGTTCAGGGTACCACAACTACAGTTGATACAGATACCTTGTCTGTAAAAGATCCGCTTATAATTGTAGGATCAGATAACACTTCTAGTGATGCAGTAGATTTAGGTTTCTATGGTGTATATGATACTTCGGGATCGTTAGATTTGTACGCTGGTTTATTTAGAGATGCAAGTGATGCAAAGTTTCATTTGTTCAAAGATTTACAAACAGAGCCTACAACTACTGTAAACAAAAGCGGTACAGGCTATACAAAAGCAGGTTTGGTAATTGGTGGTTTAGAAGCTACAACAGGAAACTTTACTGGTGATATAACTGTAAGTGGTGGAGATATTAATTTGAATACTACCGCAGGACAAGCTAGATTAACAATAGAGTCGCCTAGTGCAAATGGTAACAACGTTTATTTAGCTTTAAAAGGTCCAGATACAGAATGGAGGTTTATAACAAACAGAGGTGATTTAAATAGCGGTAATCAAGGTGACTTATTTTTAAGAGAAGAAACTCAAGGAGTCAATGTACTTACATTTGTAACAAATACTGGTGACGCAAATTTTGTTGGTGATATAACTGTAAGTGGTGGGGATATTACATTAGGAGGTACAGGAAGAATACAGGGCGTTGATACTGTAAGTGCTTCTACAGATGCGGCTAACAAAGCTTATGTAGATGCACAAATTACAGCTCAAGATTTAGATATAGCTGGTGATAGCGGAACAGGGTCAGTTGATTTAGATACACAAACATTTACTGTAGCTGGTGGTACTAATGTAACAACATCTGTAAGTGGTCAAACAGTTACAATAAACGCAACAGGTTCTATTGATGGCAGTGGTACTGCAAATGATGTAGTTATGTGGTCTGACAGTGATACACTGACAGACGCACCTATTGCAATAAGCGGTAACAATGCAACTTTTGCAGGTGATGTTACAATAAGTAATCAATTAACTATTGCACAAGATG